TTCTTCAATTAAAGCTATTTCTTTTTTAGTTTCTTTTAAAATATTCTTCACATGATCTTTTGTTTGATCCAGGACTACTGATAGGTTCGGATAGTTCTGCGGATAAACTCCATAAATGTATAGATCACTTATTGCAGTCATCAATCTTGATAATCCTTGATATTGTTTTTTTAATCTCGTTACCTTACTGTCGTATTCAATCATTTTTTTTTTCAGTATTTACATAATCATAATCAAATTCACCTTCTTCTTTTTTATCAACAGTAGTCCAACGGTGATCTGTCTCACAACTCCATGTATGAGTATTAACAAGTCTGTGAATGTCCGGAGCATTATTCAGATTTACTCCGAAATTACTGTCAAAGACTCTGAGCCTAGAATTAGGACTGAGAGCGTAGTTACCGTTATCCAATTTTAAAAAGTGTGCAACTTTTGCCTGATCTGGAAGTGAACTATATCCAAAGTCAAGCTCATTATAATCACCACTTGTCCAATCTAATGTAAAACAATAAATACCTAATTGTTCTTTTCCATCTCTTTGAACATATTTTACTTTTGCGCCACTAAGCTGCGCATAGGTAGTGACCGAAATGTTGTACGAAAAACTATCCCAGAGGCAGAGGTCTGTAAGAGGTTGTTCTTTTACATTTTCTCTTGAACAGAATGCACTTATTGGTGCTTTGCTCCACAAGCAGCCATCCATTGTCATACAAGTAAATAACGGTGTTTGTTTTGGCAAACTTGTCACTCCAAAAATACAACAGTAAGAGTATGTATCAAAACTATCCTGCTGATTTCTCAAAAAATTATTTCGTATGTAGCACTCAACTATCGGCACATTAGCGTTTAAATACATTTTTATTTCCTCAATATCATAATCATCATAGCTAGTAGGACCGCAACCGCAGTCATTGTAAAACCAAGTTCAGATACAAGTTCCATCATTAACAAACTCCAACTTTCTTTTTTTTCTTTTTAATAATATTTCCGTTATCATCTTTATATAAATCGTAACTATCTTTGCCATCAAAGTAAAAACCATCATAGGTTAATTTACTTTTCTTCTTTTTTACCTTGCTTGTATTTAACATTAAATATTTTAACATTTGTAAATGTAGCATTTGTAAGTTCGTTATGCTGATCTGACATAGCTGCATCTTCGTTTGGGTATTCTTGCTCAACAATAAAATCACAGGAACCAGTAATCACTTTAATAATTGTTGACATAAGTTACTATTTGGCTTTGCATTATCTACTTCATCCTCCATATCCATTTGGACTTTTGATAAGTCTTGAAGATTATCAATAAAAGTAACCATATTTCCTTTATCAATAGTAAATTTATAGTAAGGTTTCTGAGGAGTACGGATCATCATTAATATTTTTTCATGTTTATTTTTTTCAACTTTTATATACACACACCAATCAGTTGATCCACCAGGTACAGCTTGTTTTTGAAATTCAATTTGTAAATCATCAACTTTTAATATTTTCATTTGTGACCTCCTTTGCAATTTGATTATTTTTGTAATTCATGTGTAGTGTTGGTTTATCATTGGTCTTTACGCTAACGGATTTTTTTAAGTCCGATAATGTAGATAAATCTACTGATCCAATTTTTGGTTGACCATCAGGTGTATTAAAAAAATTAGCTTGCACTAGCTTACACATGATTGCGATGTAATTTGGATTAATTAAATTTTTAATATCCTCTTTAAAAAATTCACAAAATTGTTTTAATCTAAAAACTGTAAGTGCGTTCTGTCCATTTTCATACTTATAAATTTGTTGGTGTTTGACACCTATATTATCTGCAACATCAGACATACTTAGTTTTCTTAGTAATCTGCAATATCTTAGATTGGCTCCTATCATTTGATTGTAAGGATCTTCCACGCTAGATACTACTTTTCTTCGACTCATTATTTACCTCCTGGTTAATTTTATTAGATAAAGATAACAGTTTGTTAGCTCTTATTTTTTTTACTTCTTGTCGTATCTTTGTAAAATTGTACCATTCTACTTTAATTGTGATTGCATCATACGATGCTTTTGGAAACTCAATAAATGTATCATCAATTCTTAAAAAATATCCTGGCTTGTTATTAAGATTTTTGTAGTACCAGGATGTATCACCAAATCTATGGTGTGTACCTGTTGTATCGTCAATAAATTTTGCAACTCCAATTATTTTTCTGTACCTTGATCTGCGTTTTTTATTCATATTTTTTATCAAGGTTAATTTGTTTTTGTTTTCCTAGTTCGGTTGCAAGACAAGATATTAAACGCCTTGCAGTTGAATTGTTAAAAGACATTATATCACCATAACAAGCAAGTTGTTCGATATGATTATCATTTAATGGTGCAATATCCCAACGATCACTATTCATTATTTTATTTATTTCATTTTGTGTAATTAATAATTCTTTTTCTATTTGTTCTAATTTTTTATTAAGTATTCCAGGAAACAAAACAATATTATTTTTTATTTCGCTCATAATTTTTTATGTAATTTTTATAAAGTTTTTTAGTTTTTTTTTTTTCAAATGTATCTTGATAAGCTATTTCTTTACTTAGTTTAAATTCATATAGCGTCATAGGTTTATGGTAATCTTTTTTTGAATTGATCGAGTTCATTTTGTTCGTGCATAACTTTTGCTTGCTCTAAATAACTTTGAGCATCAATGTAGGTATCGTCTTTATAATTGTTGCTTGCTCTCACTAGCTTTGAGGCTACGAACATTTGGCAAACTTGGTGGGGTAAAATATCTTGCTTTAAATTTTTAGAGAGTAGTACGGACCAAACTTTAGCAATTAAAATCATATTGCTGTCGAATGATCCATACTCTAACTCTTTTTGTTTTTTTATAGAGTCCAATCTTTTATCGAGATTGCTTTTCACTCTTACTCCATTTTTGATGTGCCTCATTTATCACAAATTCTATAGTCTTTGATAAACTAATCGGAACCTCAAATCTTTTAGCTGCTAACTCTTCAGTTTTTTTATAAGTACCAATATTAATTGCAACTGACTTAAATTTATCCGTGTCCATTACATTTTCTCTAATTCAGCAGGATCAAAAGAGGATTGAGCAGACATTTTTAATCCGTTGTCAATTTCAATTCTGTGAAATGAAAAATATTTAGAACCTTTTTTCATTTTACCTTCACCTGTTGCAGTTTTTTCATAGCATCCAAATCTATATTTTATACCGTTTAACTCAAACGATCCGGATAAATCATAAGAATTAGGATTTTTTTTATCTAATTGAGGAACTGCAATTCCTAAATTTTTATTTTTAGTTTTTTGTGTTGTTGTTGTCACTTAAATTAACTCCTTTTTTTGTTAGTTGATTTTTTATGGCTGTAAATTTTTCTATAAATTTACCATAAGAAATTGGATTATTAGTTTTTAATTTCTCAAATGATGATTTATAGGTTGTTAGCCATGCTCTGTAGGCTCCAAGATGACTAATTACTTCTAACTCTTGAAGAGCTTTTTGTAATTGTTTATCTTGTTGCTCGACTGCAAGACTTACCTCTTCGGCAGATGCAATCTGATCGTTGGTAATTCCTAAGAAAGCTAACGCACGACCTACAGCTGATGTTTCAGCATTTTCAAGCGCGCTAGTTTGATTGATCCTGGATGCAGATCTTAACTCTTCTGCTAAACCAGAACTCAAATGTTTTCCTTCAAGGAATATATCCGCTTGGACAACAGCCTTATCGTTATCCAAATGAATAATCTTTGTAGTTATATCTAAATCAGCGCCAAGATTTCTTCGAGCAATTGCTAGTCTATGTGCAACTGTTGCATAATCTTTGCCGTGAATAGATATGGTTTGACCATTAAGAGAGTTCTTAAAATCATTAATGGTTTTTACTAATTTATCAGCAGCCATAAAATACCTCCTGTTACGATTATTATAGTTGTTGCTAATAAAATTTTTTTGCGTCTTATTTCTTTTTTTAGTTTTCGATCTTCCAGGATAAGTGAGCCAACATATAAATTTGGTTTATACATTATCCTCTACCTCTTTTTTTCATGCCACCTTTTTTTTTGATGACACCTCTGCCAATTAAAATATCTTTATAAGTTATTTTTCCATCACCTGTGTAATCAGGAAAACCTTTTATTTTTTTTGGCTTATATGTGTTTTTCATAGTTTTCATGTT